TTCTCTGCATTTGAGTATGAGAAATTTAATCTTGCATCACCAAAGCAGATCATTGAAAGATTAAATGAGTATGGTTGGAAGCCTGTAGAGTTTACTCCTAAAGGTTCTCCCAAGATAAGTGAAAGAAATCTACAAACAATATCCTCTTCAGCACCAGAAGAAATTAAGAGACTGGCAGAATGGAAGATGTTGAAGACCAGAGCTAAGACTATTGAAAGTTGGCTTGATGTTGTTGATAAAGAGAACAGAGTTCATGGTAAGGTTATTACAATGGGTGCAGTAACAGGACGTATGGTACACTCTGAACCTAACATGGCTAACATAATAGCTAACAACAAACCTTATGGTGAGGAATGTAGATCCTGTTGGACTGTACCAAGTGAAGAGTATGTTCTTGTAGGGATGGATGCTAAAGGTCTTGAACTTAGAATGTTAGCTAATTATATGAATGATGAAGAATATATACATGAAGTTGTAGAAGGTGATCCTCATACTTATAATCAAAAGTTGGCTGGACTTCCCACCAGAACATCAGCCAAGACTTTTATCTATGCTTTTATCTATGGTGCAGGAGATAGGAAGATAGGTTCTGTTGTTAATGGTTCAGCAGAACAAGGAAAGAAACTAAGAGAAAAATTCTTGACAAGTATTCCTAAACTTGATAGTCTTGTTAAGAATGTACAAAAATTTGCAACAAGAGGATACATCAGAGGTATTGATGGAAGACGTATAATGATTAGACATCCTCATGCTGCTCTTAATACATTACTTCAAGGTGGTGGTGCAGTATGTTGTAAACAATGGTCTATCTTTATAGATGAAGAGATTAGAAAAAGAAAGTTAAGAGCTTACTTAGTCAATACAATCCATGATGAACAACAATATGAAGTACATAAAGATGATGCTCAAGAACTTGTAAGTTTAGCTGATCCCTGTATTGCAAGAGTGTCACCTTATTTTAGTATGAAAGTTCCTTTAAACGCAGATGCAAAGATAGGGGTAACATGGGCACAAACACATTAACTAAACCATTCGATAAAAAGTTATACGATCAAACTGATGGCAAAGCTAAGAGAAAAATTAAAAAGTATTTGCGTAGTAAAGATCATATAATAGATTCTAATACTAAAGAAGATTATAAGTGTGATGTAAAGAGTATATCTAGTAGAGGTATTCTTACATTTAGTGAAGTTGAGATTAAACTTTCGTGGAAAGGTGAGTGGCCTACATCATGGAAAGATGTAAGGATACCTTATCGTAAAAAGAAACTACTGGATTCAATCGAAAGTGATCTAACATTTTATATATTCAGAGAAGACTGTAAAGAAATGTGGGTTATTCCTGATCATATCATTAAAGAAAAAGGTAGTGTTGTTGAAGTATCCAATAGATTTGTTAGAGAAGGTGAACAATTCTATTCAATTCCTGTAGAGTGTATTCATAAGGTTAAATTAACTGTCTGATTATACTCAGTGGCTCACCTTTATATTTATATCAACAATAAAAAATAAGTAGTATAAGAAAGGAGAAAGTAATGTCTGAAGAAAACATATTTAGAGATATGACTGAAGATGAATTAAAGGATACTATTATTGATATGTCTTCTCAACTTAGAGAAGCTAAAGAAGCGTATCGGGAAAAGAGACTGGTAGGTGTAAAACTTGCTCTTGAAGCTCGTAAGAGTGCTGATGAAGATCTTTCAGAGGAACTTCGTAAGATTGGAGTATCTTACAGGGTAAGAGATGAATTACGACCATTAGGGTTGACATATCGTTTATAATGTGTTACTATAATCTACCTTAAACAAAAGAAAGGAACTTTGAATAATGACGAACACAGCAAGAGAGACAGCCGTTATATCAGGCAAGGCTTTTTGGACTAAGCTCAACCGTAAGGATGAGTTTTCTGAGAAGTATCAAATGGACATTGGTGAACTTTCTGAGAAGAGTAAAGATGTACTTTCTTCTCATGGTGTGAATCTAAAGAATAAGGAAGATGATCGTGGAGAGTATGTTACAGCACGATCAAGGTATGTTGTACCTATCATTGACTCTGATAAAAGACCTGTAGATCAGGAAACTCTTATCGGTAATGGTAGTGAAGTAAAAGCTAAAGTAGCGTTTAATAAGACTCATGGATTTGTTGAAAAGAATGGCACATCCCTGTATCTTAATAAGGTTCAAGTCGTCAATCTGGTCGAGTTTAAGAAAGACACAGACTTTGATGACGATGATGAACTAGCTTAGTACTATGAGTATAAGGGCTTGTGATGAGAGACTACGTTCTCGTATGATCAAGACGTATAGTAGGCGAGGGTGAGGGCAACTATGCACATTTCACAATTAATTCCAGATATCTATGACCGTATGACAGCCACCAAGAAGGTGTCCAAGGATAACTTGGATGCCCTCTTGGAGGGTATTCGTAGTGCTGTCATTAAACAGATGGAAGAAGAGAGAGGAGATAGTGGTGAAAAAACTTTGCGAATGTCTTCAATCGGTAAGCCAGACCGTAAAATCTGGATGGAAATTCGTGGTCCAAACATTGAAAGAAGTTATTCAGGAGCTACTTTAATAAAGTTTCTTTATGGTTCCATAATTGAGGAACTTGTAATCTTTCTGGCTAGAGAAGCAGGACACAAAGTAGATAACTTACAGAAGAAAACAAAAGTTAATGGTGTAGTTGGTCATATGGATTGTACCATTGATGATGAAGTTGTAGATGTAAAGTCTGCCAGTGATTTTGCTTTTCGTAAATTCAAATCTAGAAACATTGAGTATGATGATCCCTTTGGATATATAGGACAGATAAGCGGATACGTTGAAGGAGAAGGTAAGGATATAGGATACCTTCTAGGACTTAATAAAGTTACTGGAGAGATGTGTCTGGTAGAGATAGATGAGTTATCTCTTATCAATGCTGGTCAACGTATAAATGATTTGAAGGAGATTATCAGTAGTGACACTACTCCTGATCTGTGTTATACTCCTGTAGCAGATGGCAAGTCAGGAAATATGAAACTGGCAAGAGATTGTGGCTACTGTTCTTATAAGTGGACATGCTTTCCTGAGATGAGAGTATTTAAATATGGAGATGGATTTAGATATCTTACAACTGTAATCAAAGAACCCCAAGTTACTGAAATAACCAATGAGGTAAGAGAAAGAGATGGAATTTCTTAAACATGAACCATGCCCTGACTGTGGTAGTAAAGATAACGTAGGAGTATATAGAGACGGTCATAAAAAATGCTTCACCCCTGATTGTAATTATTATATTCCACCAACAAATAAGGAGTACTCTATGGAACCTTCTGTCTCAAATACGAAAGTGAGTACAGGAAACATTGGCTCTATTCCAGATAGGAGAATTGAAGAAGATACATGTAGGCGATATGGAACTATGCTTAATGGTACTAAGCATTTCTATCCCTACTATAACAAAGAAGGCGAACACGTAGCTAACAAGGTACGAAACATTGAGAATAAAACTTTCTTTTCTGAAGGTGATATTAAAGGTGCCTTGTTATTCGGACAGAATATCTTTCCCGAAGGTGGCAAGTATGTAACCTTATGTGAAGGTGAAGTGGATGCTATGAGTGCCTACCAACTGCTAGGTAGTAAGTGGCCTGTAGTATCTATTCGTAATGGTGCAGCATCAGCACTTAAAGATGTGTCAGATAACTATGATTTTCTGACATCCTTTGATACAGTCGTTATTTGTTTTGATAATGATGATGCTGGAAAGAAAGCAGCTATTAGAGTAGCGGAGATGTTGTCACCTAAAGCAAAGGTGATGAACCTCAAATACAAAGATGCTAACGACTACCTTACAAAGAACAAGAATAAAGACTTTGTACAAGACTGGTGGGATGCTAAAAGCTATACTCCTGAAGGTATCGTATCTGGTAAAGAGATGTGGGATACTATTGTTGAAGGAGCTACAGAGGCTGCTATCAACTATCCCTTCCAGGGTCTACAAGATTTGACTTATGGTATACGAATGGGAGAACTTGTTACCGTCACAGCAGGTTCTGGTCTAGGCAAGTCACAGTTTATTAGAGAGTTGATCTATCATATCTTTAAGAACACTGAAGATAATATTGGTATGATGTTCATGGAAGAGTCTGTAAAGAGAAGTGGGCTTTCTTTCATGAGTCTTGAAGCTAATAAATGTTTACACTTACCTTCAGAATTTGGTTCTGTTAATGATGAAGATCTAAAGAAATACTTTGACAATACGTTAGGAACAGGAAGACTCTTCTTCTACGATCACTTTGGATCTAATACGATTGATTCAATCTTGAACAGGATAAGGTACTTTGCTAAAGCTCTTAATTGTAAGTATGTGGTACTCGATCATATAAGTATTATAGTCTCTGATCAGAATAATGCAGATGAAAGACGAGCCTTGGATGAGATCATGACTAAGATGAGGACTGTAGTACAGGAACTTGATATTTCCTTACTCATTGTCTCCCATCTTCGTAGGCCGATGTCTACAGGCCATGAGGAAGGTGCTGTAACATCTCTCTCACAGCTTAGAGGATCTGCCAGTATAGGACAACTATCAGATATCGTTATTGGTCTGGAAAGAAATGGTCAGCATGAGGATGAAGTAGAGAGACATACTACAACAGTAAGGGTTATCAAGAACAGGTTCTCTGGCCTGACAGGACCAGCCTGTAAAGTGTTGTATAGCCTATCAACAGGACGCTTAACAGAAGTGCATGAAGAATTTGAAGAACTTGAATAATGCACTGGAAATATAAACGAAAGGTTTTTGTTCCTGATATTGATAACAAGTTTGGTTTTGTATATATTATAACGAACAAGAAAACTAAGAAGGCTTACATAGGGTGTAAACAATATTTTATTGGACGTAAGAAACGTAAGCGGTCTTCAGGATGGGAAACATATACAGGATCATCAACGTCCTTGAATGAGGACATAAAGAAAATTGGTAAAAAGAATTTCACGTTTGCTATTATCGGAGAGTATGAAAATAAAAGAAGTCTTAAATACTATGAATGTTTTTATCAGATGAAATTTGGTGTTCTCGTTAGTGTTCTTGAAGGAACAGATGAACCAGCTTTCTATAATAACTTCGTAGGTGGAAAATTCTATAGACCTATAAGAGTAGAGACATGCCGATAGTTTTACAAATTCGTATCCATGAAAAAGACTTGGTTATGAATCCTAATGTGTGGTACTTATACCCTTTCTCTGAGAGAGAAGAGGTTAATAGAGATAATGTACTATCTTTAAGAATAAAAAAATCTTTAACAACTCACTGGTCAGACTTGACATATGAGGAAAACTGTATTAAAGTAAAGGAGGATTTATCAAAAGTAGAAGACATCCTAAAAACACAAAGCATACTTGTGTTATCTCCAGAACTTATTATGAATGCAATAGGAGAGCTTGAAGAACACTGTCCTAAAACAAAGCAGTTTATTCAGGAACAAGTTGAAAGGATTATGGAAAGATATGGATGATAATTCAGATATTATAGAATCCCTTCTAGGAATTACTGATAGTAAAGATAAAGTTATAATGTCCATCGAAGAAGGGAATGAGGATAGTGACTTTACTGTTAGAGTGTTTGATTTATCAGATGATACAGAACAAGAAACTTTAATTAAAGAAATAGCTTATGGAATTTTATCCATGTTACATGATGAAGATAAATTAAATTCAATTCGTAATTTAGGAAAATATGAATTTGCTATTAACAAACAAAATAAATCTTCTCCTGTTCAACATATTGGAGACAATGTAGTTGCCTTTGTACCAAGATAATCTTATGGAAAAATTTGACAAAATACAAAAGCCGTTTCATTATAATCAAGGATCAATAGAAACTATAGATTTAATTAAAGGATCTGTATCATCCAAAGAATTTGAAGGTTACTTAAAAGGTAATATAATCAAGTACTTATCTAGGTATAATTATAAAGATGCACCTCTGGATGATTTACATAAAGCTGAATGGTACTTCAAAAGATTGGTAGAAGAATTAGAAAAGGCACAACATGGAACATGAAACTTTACAAAATAAATTACGAAGTTTTCATACTGCTTTTGGGCATCCTGTAGATCAACCCTATTTGTTAGTTGGTTTGGATCATAAGAAAAATTTAAGAATGAAATTAATACGGGAAGAATATGAAGAGCTTATGTCAGCTATAAATAAACGAAAAGATAAGGATCATATTCTAAAAGAACTATGTGATCTTGTTTATGTTTGTGTTGGTTTTGCTGATACATATGGATGGGATTTTGATACAGCTTTTAGTAGAGTTCACAAATCTAATATGTCAAAGTTGGATAGTAATGGTGATCCTATTTATAGGGAGGATGGAAAGATTTTAAAATCAAAATTATATAAAGAACCTGATTTACAGGATTTGGTGTAGTGGTTTTGGAAAGAACAATGAAAGGAGCAATAGTCCCTCTTCCTGCCATATGGCTTATGAAGACAAAAGCTCCTACAGATATAGTAGAAGATATTAATAAGTATCTTGATAATTTATTGAAGGAAGATGAAAGAAAATCACAGGCTGGTACTCTTGTAGGACAAATTAAAAAAGGAGAACAATTAACTGTTGATCATACACATGAAGATGTAAAAGAACTTTCTTCTGTCCTTTGTATGTGTGCTAAACAATATATAGAAGCTTTCTTTCAACGTCATAATCAAGCAGCTTTAAGTGAGAGAGAGATACAGGTATATGAAATGTGGTCTGTTCATTCCTATGAAGGAGACTATAATCCTCTACATGATCATGGTGTTCCTTCTATTATGGGGTTGTCATGTATCCTATATTTGAAAGTTCCTAAACAAATTTTAGATACTGATGTGACTTCTCATTTATTTGATTCATCAGGAGTCCAAGATGGACATCTGGTTTTTAATTATGGTATAGATAGTCAACTAGATTATGAGAGATTAAAACCACCTTCTTCTATTCTTATCAAACCAAGAGTAGGAGAGATATATATCTTTCCTTCTTGGTTACAACATATGGTATTCCCTTTCTCAGGAGAAGGAGAAAGACGTTCTCTATCAGCTAATATAACAGCACGAAGAAAAGAAATTAAACAAGAGGAGATATAGATGAAGATATTCTTGACAGCAGACCTAGTAAATGAGATACTGAATTATCTTTCAAACAAACCTTTTAAGGAAGCCAATCCTTTAATATCCAAGATACTACAAGAAGTTAGATTAAATGAAAATGAAAAACAAGAAGAACTTGATTTAACGACGAAAGATGAGGGAGGTATTAGTGAATGATACTAACTGACTATCAACATTTCATTCACCAATCCAGATATTCCAGGTGGCAAGAAGAAACTCAACGTAGAGAAACATGGGATGAGACTGTCAATCGTTTAATATCTTTTTATACAACCTACATTAAAGATAATTATGAAGTTGTATTGTCAAAGGATATCATCACAAGACTTACTAATTCTATTATTAATATGGATGTCATGCCCTCTATGAGAGCCTTGATGACCGCTGGTACTGCTCTGGAGAAGAACCATATTGCTGCATATAATTGCAGCTATCTTCCTGTAGATAGTCCAAGGTCATTTGATGAGTGTCTTTATATCCTCATGCATGGTACAGGAGTAGGCTTCTCTGTAGAACGTCAGTATATCAATGAACTTCCAAAAGTTCCTGAAGAGTTTGAAGATAGTGAAACAACTATCATTGTACAGGATAGTAAAGAAGGATGGCACAGAGGGTATAAAGAACTTATTAATATTCTTTATGCAGGTATGGTTCCCAAGTGGGACTTGTCCAAGTTACGACCAGCAGGAGCTAGATTAAAAACTTTTGGTGGTCGTTCAAGTGGTCCTGAACCATTGGATGAATTGTTCAGGTTTACAGTTAATACTTTTAAGAAGTCTGTAGG